TTAGCCTTTGCGGCTTTGCTTTCTCTGCCACTTTTAAAAAGATTGAGCCTTAACGCATTGGTCACAACGCAAACTGAGCTTAAACTCATCGCCGCTGCACCGAACATAGGATTGAGCTTCCAGCCAAGCAAGCCGTAGAATACTCCTGCCGCCAGCGGAATACCAAGCGAATTGTAAATAAGCGCCCAGAAAAGGTTTTCCTTGATGTTCTTCATAACGCTCCTGCTGAGCTTGACAGCCGTAACAGCATCATTCAGATCGCTTTTCATTAGCACGATATCAGCCGACTCGATAGCAATATCCTGACCTGCACCGATAGCTATTCCAACATCTGCCGTTGTAAGGGCAGGTGCGTCATTTATTCCGTCGCCTATCATGGCTACCTTTTTGCCCTGCTCCTGCAATTCTTTGATTATTGTAGACTTGTCCTCAGGCATAAGCTGTGATCTTACCTGTGAAATGCCAAGCTTTTTCTGTATTGCTCTAGCTGTTTGCTCGTTGTCCCCTGTGAGCATTACAGTTTCAATGCCTGCCTTTTTGAAGCCCTCTATAGCCTCTGCACTTGTCTCTTTTATCTTGTCTGCAATGAACAGAATGCCTGCAAGCTTGTTGTCGATCGCTACATAAAGTGGTATCTCACCATTGTCAGCGTGAGCATGAGCCGTCTCCTCAACCATCGATATGTCAACTCCGCTGTTATCCATAAGCCGCTTGTTACCGATAAGAACGTTTCTGCCCTCAACAACAGCCGATATACCACCGCCTGCTGTTTCTGTGTAGCTTTCAGCAGGGGAGAGTTCAATGCCATTTGTCTTGCAGTGGCCTGTAACAGCTTTTGCAAGTGGGTGTGATGAACCGCTTTCTGCCGAGCCACAAAGCTTTTTAAGCTCTGAAACATCAAAATCACCAAACGCTTGTGCTGAAATAAGCTCAGGCTTGCCTTCTGTGCAAGTTCCTGTTTTGTCAAGAACAACAGTGTCAATGCTGTGAGCAGTTTCAAGGCTTTCAGCGGATTTTATTAGGATACCGAACTGTGCCGCTTTACCTGTTCCTACCATTATCGCAGTGGGAGTTGCAAGTCCCAATGAGCATGGGCAGGATATAACAAGCACTGATATTGCCATGTTAAGAGCAAATGCGAAGCTATAGCCAAGTAGCAGCCATACTACCAGTGAAATAAGAGCTATCGTTATAACTATAGGCACGAACACAGCGCTTATCTTGTCTGCAAGCCTTGCTACAGGCGCTTTTGAAGCGGAAGCGTCCTCAACGAGTGCGATTATCTGTGAAAGTGTTGAGTCTTTAGCTTGCTTCTCACACCTTACCTTAGCAAAACCGCCAGCCGATACGCATGCACTCATAACTCTGTCACCCACTGCCTTGTCTACAGGTATGCTCTCGCCTGTGAGTGCAGATTGGTCAACAGTGCAGTTCCCATCAATAAGAACTCCGTCACATGGCACAGACCAGCCAGCTTTGAGCAGGAATACATCTCCCACCATTACGTTCTCCGCAGGAACTTCCATCTCCTCGCTGTCACGGATAACAACTGCCGTCTTAGGCGCAAGGCTCACAAGCTTGTTTACAGCATTAGCCGTCTTGTCTTTTGAGCGAGCCTCAAGATATTTTCCCACAGTGATAAGTGTGAGTATCATGCCGCATGACTCGTAATATAGATTCATCATATACTCATGTGCCGAGCCAAGGTCGCCCCTGCCCATAAAGTAAGCCATTCTGTAAGTGCCGTAAACACTGTATATGAATGAAGCCGCCGCACCAAGAGCTATAAGGCTGTCCATGTTAGGGGAGCGGTGGATAAGATTTTTGAAGCCGTTTGAAAAATAGTGAAAGTTTATTGCAATGATAGGCACTGTGAGCAAAAGCTGAGTGAGTGCGTATATCATCATGTTTTTGTGCCCTGTAAAAATAGGGGGGATAGGTATGTTCGCCATGTGTCCCATGCAAATATAGAACAGCGGTATCAAAAATCCCACCGACCACCATAGGCGTTTCTTCATCTTTTTACTTTCGTCCTGAGCCGCCGCAACAGGTGATGCAGTTTTGTTTTCTTTGTCGCCTATCTCGTTTGCTCCATATCCTGCACTTTCAACAGCATTTATGACCGCCTGAGCGTTAGTTACGCCCTCGTCAAGATCCACCGTCATTTTGTTTGCAAGCAAGTTCACGTTTACGTCCATTACGCCATTTACTTTACTCACGGCCTTTTCCACATGAGCCTGACACGCCGCACAACTCATGCCAGTTACATTGAATTTTAACTTTTTCATAGATATTTGCCTTTCTATTTAAGCTTTTTCATAAGCTCTAATACTTCATCGACAACTTCAGTGTTGCCACTTTGTATCTCCTCTGTCATACAGGTCTTCATATGTTCCTGCAAAATAAGATAGCCGAAGCTTTGCATTGCACTTTCAACCGCTGCAACCTGAATGAGTATATCTCCGCAGTAGCGGTTATCGTCAAGCATTTTGATAATGCCGTTTATTTGTCCCGAAACTCTGCTTAGCCTATTCTTTAGCTGTTTTATTTCCTTATCATCACGAGGAGTGTGCTTGTGCCTGCAAGTATCACAGCATCCGCATGACAGTTCTTTATCATTTCTGTTGTCCATGTTTTTTGCCTCCTTACTATATCAAATACCCATACGGGGTATCTTTTGCTGCATATATATTATATACCCCTTATGGGTATTTGTCAACCATTTTTTATATTTTTTGCAGAAAGCAAAAAAATATCCGCCTTCCCCAAAGGAAAGCGGATATCAATTATTCAGTTAGTAGCCGTAATACCCAGTGTCATAGCTGTAGTTGTAAGCATTTTCTTCCTGATACTGCTTGATAGCTTCGTCAATGTTTTTACAACTGCCGTAAACTATATATTGAATGAATGCAGAGTTTGCGGCAAAGTCCGGATTAAGCACGTCCATGCTATAGATGACTTCGTTTGTGAAATAGCCGTCAGCAGGTATTCTAAGCTGCTGGATATCATATTTCATATAGTCAAAAGCATTGAGGAGCAGATTTGCGATCTCACCATCAGTAAGGTCTGTGTTTATCTCAGGAAGGACTTTGTTCAGAAGCTTGTCAAGCTGAACAAGACTGAGCTTCTTGGATTCGGTTATGATCTCTGAGATAACACGTCTTTGACGTTCGGTACGCTCATAGTCGGAATTTCCTACATATCTAAGCCTTGCAAACGCAAGTGCCTGATTTCCGTTAAGATGAAGCTTTACCTTATCCTCATCACTCTTGCCCGCAAATATGTCGTCGCTTATATAGTCAGTGCCTTTTTTATTTTTAAGGTATTTGTTCTGTTCAGCCATCGGCTTCTTCATGCCCTCAGCTTCAGCCTTTGACACTTCCATGTCGATACCACCTACAGTCTCAACTATATCTATAAACGAGTAGAAATTCACTCTTGCGTATCTGTCTATCTGGATACCGAAATAATCCTCAATACACTGTTCAAGATACTCACAGCCACCGTGCCAGTAAGCGCTGTTGAGCCTGTTGCCCTCGTCAAACTGCGCCATGTAAATGTACATATCACGCATAAGGGAGGTCATTGTAATAGTCTTGTTCTTGGTGTTTATGGAAATTATCATCATAACATCAGTATTTCCACGGCTCTCCTCTTCTGTATCACGGATATCCTCGCCAATGAGCAGAATGTTCGTTACGTCCTCGCTGGATATCTTGGAGGACTGCTTTTGTAGCTGAGCCTTAAGCTCGTCCTCTTTTTCCTTTGCGTCAAACGTATCCGCCTCACTTGTAAGCTCGCTGGAATTTATAGGCGCTTTGCCTGAATTTATCTTAGTGTCTTTAGTTCTGTCAAGCATTCCTGTGTAGTGGAAAAACAAACCTACGATAATGGCAATTATAATAATGAATACTACAAATATTATTCCAAGAACAATACCCGTCTTTTTCTTCTTGCTCCAGCCTTTTTTCTTTTTTGGCGTCTTATCCTGCTTTGGATCAGACTCATGTATCGAATCAGCTTTCTGCTGTTCCTTTGAGGGGATAGGTATGACCCCCGTAGGTCCGTTTGAGTTTGAAGCATCAAGTATCTTTCTATTTTCTATTGCATTGGATATTAGCGACTGTAAATCCTTATCTCCCTGAGTGTTGGAGGTGTTCTTGTTGTCGTTGTCCATAAAATAAACCTCGTTTCCGATTAAAGTCAGCAAGCCGGAAGTCTATAGCTCGTTTAAGCATAATACAATAATAGTATATACTATTTTACCTCAAATTACAACATAAATTTCGTACGAATTTGACTTTAAAATTACATCAATTTTTATAAAATCAAATAAAACCGCTTTAATTTACAACAATTTTACAAGAGATTATTGCAGCTATTTGATAATTTATAAAAAATTCAGAGAAAAATAGAAAAAACACTTGCCTTTTGTATAAAAATTTGTTATGATATTAGTAAGAGCGAAAAGGTGAGTTGTGTCCACATGATCTCACCTGATTTTTTTGTGTTTTATTTTTGATATATGGAGGAGAAATGATATGCCTACAAAATATGTCTTTGTAACAGGCGGTGTAGTATCAGGTCTTGGAAAGGGCATAACCGCTGCGTCACTGGGAAGATTGTTAAAAGCAAGGGGCTACAGCGTTACCATTCAGAAATTTGACCCGTATATAAATGTCGATCCAGGCACAATGTCACCTTATCAGCATGGTGAGGTTTTCGTAACTGACGATGGTGCGGAAACTGACCTTGATCTTGGTCACTATGAGAGATTTATCGACGAAAATCTTTCTATCAATTCAAATGTTACCACAGGTAAGATATACTGGACAGTTCTTAATAAGGAGAGAAGAGGAGATTATCTTGGCGGCACAGTTCAGGTCGTTCCTCATATCACCAACGAGATAAAGGATCGTCTTTACAGAGTAGGCAAATCAACTGACACAGATATAGTTATCACAGAGATCGGCGGAACAGTTGGCGATATCGAGTCCACACCATTCCTCGAGGCTATCAGACAGGCTTCTATCGAGCTTGGAAGAGAAAATTCTGTATTTATACATGTGTGCCTGCTGCCTTATATCTCAGGCTCAAAGGAGCTTAAATCAAAGCCTACACAGCATTCCGTAAAGGAACTGCTTTCTATCGGTATCCAGCCTAATATCCTTGTTCTTCGTTCTGAAATGGAGATACCAGAGGATATGAAGCAGAAGATAGGTCTTTTCTGCAACGTAAGAGCAGAGGACGTTATACAGAATCTTACAGCACCATCACTTTATGAAGTGCCTCTCTGGCTTGAAAAAGAGGGCCTTGCAGATGTTGTTTGTCATCATCTTAAGCTTGAGTGCAGACAGCCAGACCTTAAAGAGTGGCAGGAAATGATAGGCAGAGTTCATAGCTGTAACAAGAAAGTAACTATCGGTCTTGTTGGCAAGTATGTTGAGCTTGAGGACGCTTATCTTTCCGTAGCAGAAGCTCTCCGTCACGGCGGTTTTGAGAATAGCGCAGAAGTTGATATCAAGTGGATACAGTCTGAAAATCTCAACGAGAACACTGTAGCTGAAATGCTCCACGGCTGCGACGGCATAATCGTACCGGGCGGCTTTGGTGACAGAGGAATCGAGGGTATGATCGAAGCTATCAAATATGCAAGAGAACATAAGATACCAATGTTCGGTATCTGCCTCGGTATGCAGATGTCTGTTGTTGAGTTCGCAAGACACGTTGCAGGACTGGAAGGGGCAAATTCTTCCGAGTTTGGTGACACTCCATATCCTGTTATAGATATCATGGATTCACAGAAGGATATCACAGAAAAGGGCGGCACGATGCGACTTGGCCTTTATCCATGCAAGCTTGCAGACAATTCAAGATGTGCTGAGATCTATTCAGCACCACAGAATCTTATCCGTGAGCGTCATCGTCACCGTTGGGAGTTCAATAATGAATACAGAAAGCTTCTTGAAGATAAGGGTCTTATGCTTGCAGGTCTTTCACCTGACGAAAAGCTTGTTGAGATAGTAGAGCTTCCAAAGAATGTACACCCATGGTTCGTTGGTGTTCAGTTCCACCCAGAGTTCAAGTCAAGACCAAACAGAGCGCACCCTCTGTTCAGAGATTTCATCAGAGCTTCTATCGAGTATTCTGAGTTTGGCGAGAAAATATAATAACATATAGTTTTTATCAAGGACAGATGATTTTTTTCATCTGTTCTTTTTTTGTGCAAAAATGCAAATGTTGCTCGCCACGCAAAATCCGAAAAACGCAAAAATGCGGAATAACTCGGAATTAGCATAGAAAACCCACGAAAGTGGCGCAAATGCGGCGGTTTGAATATGCAAAAAGTTGACGTGCTTTGCGGATAAGAAAATTGAATGTCAAAAAAATAAGGTCTTAAAATGCAATTTTAAAAGCATTTTAAGACCTTTAAATTTTACCTTTTTAGAACGTTTTAGAACTGTTTTCAAATTTTAAAATTGTCACAAAACAGCGTATTTACGCATTTTAAAGCTATAACGTTTATAAAATAGTTTGAATGTTCAATTGAAAAATCTCATTGAAAGATTTCCATATTTTATACGGGAATATAGGAACTAAAAATTCGATTAATGGGAACTAGTTCCCATTAACTTATCAATGTCCCACTGTGCGGCTCGAACAATCACTACAGTCGGAAGATCAAGCACAAGTTGCTTAGTTTCATATTTTTATATCATACAGTTCCAATAACCTTTCCCCGGCAATAGATACTATCATAATCATGCAGCGGAATATCATCATAATCCGGGTTAAGGGAAATCAAGCGATCTCCGCCGAACTTCTTTATAAATCCTTCCCCGTTAAGTATAAAAATGCCTATCTCGCCGATCTCAACAGATGGCTGCGAGGCTATCAGAACTACGTCTCCGTCGTGGAATACAGGCTCCATGCTGTTGCCAGACACTCTTAGAGCAAAATTAGCCTCAAGAGTGAGCTGCGTTTTCTTAACCTCCAACATACCTTTTTCGCAGCCATCCAGATCAACGCCAGTTCCGGCACTGACAGGCAACGAATAGTACTCTATGAAAACACTGTTTTCAAGCTCTTTTAATGGTATTTTTGACTGCTCAAAAAGGACCTTGGCACGTTCGAGGACTTGACCCTTTTTCATTAAATCTAATTCCTTATAATATGTAAGTAACTCCTGCTCATCAGCGGTCAACTGTTCCGCTAGTGAGCTTTTTTCTTTGCCGTAAACAAGGTAATCTATTGAAACATCAAAAAATTCAGCAATTTCAATTAGATATTTTCTATATGATTTGCTTTTCCCAGACTTCCATTCTGAAAAAGCAACATTATTTAATTTCAGGTAATTAGTCAATTCTTTTTGCTCTCGATTGCCTAAAAGCATAGTTATTCTATCCAAAATATCCAAAATTCAATCATCTCCTTTGTTACTTATCACAAAATTAGCGTTTTTCTAATTTCGAGTTAGAATTTCACTTGACAATTAGAAAAAATCTAGTTATAATTTACTATAGGGTAACCTCTAGGGCATAGTTACCCCATGATAAATTAAGTTTAACACAAAAAGCGTTAAACGTCAATCGAAAAAGGAGGAATTTTAATGAATAAGTATAAGATTAAGGAAACCGATGTGAATATGTATGAGTACAGAGGCTATACGATATCAGGTAACGATAGGATAGGCTATGTTTGCATATCACCTTACGGGGCTTTCTCGCCAAAGGCTTATAATACAATCGAGGATGCTAAGGCAGCAATAGATGATGATCTTGATTGCATAGCTGAAAAATACGGCGAGCAGCAAACAAGGGCGGAACAAACTCCGCCAATAAGAGGATATATAATGAATAAAGCTTTATTCGTAGAAAAAGAGCTCTACTTCCTGCTCCATGCCGCCAATGATGATGTTGATGATATAACTTACTGCGAAGACAACGGAGAAGAGTGGGTGCTTGTAACCATGAAGAACGGTCATGTGTATGATATAGGCATCACAGGAGACAGTCCGCTTGCTGCCGCTAAAGACGTTATCACCGTTATGATGTATAAGTAAGGAGGGTTTATTATGAAAAAACTTACGGACGAGGGAAAGGTGCTTACCATGTTTGCCATTATCATGCTATGGTGTGCCATAACAAGTCTTAGCGGACATTCCGAGTTCTGGATCATACCGTTGCTTACACTATCCGGATTGATCTGTATGCACCTTATCCTCTCTCTTATCAGAGATATATACTTTGCTAAAAGGAGGGAACGCCTTTATGAGCGCAGATATTGGGAAAAGCATAAAGCAGATTAGAGAGCAGCGTGATCTTAATCAGAGAGAGCTTGCTAAGTATGCGGGGATCAGCAATGTGACCGTGTGCAAGATAGAGCAGGGCGTTTTGACGCCCTCTCTTAAGACTACGATCAGGATAGCCAATGTGCTGCAATGCAGTCTTGACGATCTGTGCGGCAGATCACGAAACAGCCGAAACAGCCGACAGTAACTCGGCTGTCTGCCGGGGACGGTCTCCCGGTACTGATGATGGCAGACCAAAATATGCAGGTGCCGTGCTTGCCCGCCATAGGGGATATAGTGAATCACCTGCAGCTTGCAAGCTCAGAGGTAACGACTTAGATCTTGAACCAGGCCTGTCATACAGTCTGTAAACCGAGGACATAAAATATCGGTAGCGTATGACTTAAAAACCACGTGTTCTGGCTACGTGTCGTCGGGTTGAATTAGCCGAGGTACAGGTTTTGTTATAAGGGTTCCGACTTTCCTTAAGGTGCGAACTCGTAAATGCAAGCTGAGAGCGCATGAGCTTAATGTTTGCACCAGCTGGAACGTTTTTTGTATTTTTATAACACAGTCTAAAGACAACATAAAGATACCGCCCGTCTGAGCGTATCAGACCCACTTAGGATAACTTTTTATCCTATCTACCTTGCCGTTTCGGTAATAATCGGGGCGGCTAAATGTTCACGCATGGTGCTAGGTTCGCAAGCGTAAGCCTATCAGGTGCAAGTCCTGATGTGAAAGCCAACTCAATCAACCTAGTCGACAAGGTTGTGCAACGCAGTATAAGTGCGCAGGGTACTCTTTCGGAAGGAGTAGACTTATACATTCCGATTTTTCTAGCCGAAACCGAGCCGCAACAGGCGGTTCGGTCTGCCGGGGACGGTCTCCCGGTACTGATGATGGCAGACCGAGAAAGGAAGTGTAACCAATGAAATACAAGGAATTTAAAACACAAGTACTGTCTCATGCGGTGGGACAAGCCCGGCTTCTGGCTCAGGCAAGCTGCCTTGAGGACATAAAAATAGAGCCTGAACAGCTCCGCAGGAATGTTGCGACCATTCTTGCAGTATTGACCGAAACAGAAGATTTTCTGTCCGACCTCGTAAACAACCGTTCTGGCTCTGATACTTAGTATATCAGAAAACATTAGTTTTGTCAAGTAACTTCGGGAGGTGATGATGTGGAATATTTGACGGTTGCCAAAACTGCTGATCTTAAAGGCTGCAGTGAACGATATATAAAGAAACTGTGCAAGGACGGAAAATTGTCATGCAATATCGAAATCAACGACAGGAACCGTCCTAAATATATGATCCCAATATCATCACTCCCCGAAGGCCTGCAGGCAAAATACTATGCTCAGAAAAGAGCGGAAGCGGGCTTAGAACTTGTTGCACAGCCTGTTAAAAATGCGTTAAAACAGCCCAAAAAGCCTGTGAAAACGTCAATCGAAGAGTTTTCCGAAGATGAGCGTGATGAAATCGCACTCTGGGTAGATATCCTCAGAGACTGGCAGCGTTACCGGGATCAATACCCCGGAAAGAAAACCGAAGTGGATAAGCTTTACGTCGGCAAGTGTCAGCTCGAGCATAATGATATCAAAGTGTCGGTGGATATACTATACCGCAAGTATGCAGCCTACAGAAATAATAATCTGCAGGGGCTTTGTGAAAATCGAGGCGGAGCCAATAAGGGTAAGAGCAGTATCCCACCGGAGCTGTGGGAGCAGTTTTGCTATTTCTATCTTTCCGAAAACAAACCTACCGTTTCGCGTTGTTACGACCTAACGCTTGAATGTGCAAAAGAGTGGTATCCGTCAATGGTATCAAACTTCCCGTCAGACAATACTTTCAGGCGGCATATAAAGTCGGAAATACCACAAGCCGTGCTTACATATATGCGCGACGGCGATAAGGCTATGAAAGATAAATGCCTGCCATATATCAGCCGTATGTACGACGGTCTCCACGCTAACGACGTCTGGATCGCAGATAACCACACGTTCGATATACAGTCCTACGATGAAGATAACGGCACGATCCACAGGCTGTACCTTACAGCCTTTTTGGATGCCAAAAGCGGAGTGCTGGTCGGCTGGAATATATGCGACAGTCCGAACTCCCAGTCAACAATCATCGCATTAAGGCATGGAATTATGCGGTTTGGCATTCCGAAAGCCGTATATTTTGATAACGGTCGAGAGTTTTTGACCCATGACGTTGGCGGAAAAGGTCATCGAAGCAGGAAAACCGATAACCCTGAGATCGAACCACCGACAATACTCCAAAGGCTTGGAATCACGATGCATAACGCAATCGTCCGTAACGCTAAAGCAAAGCCTATTGAGCGTACATTTAGCACGGTCACAATGCAGTTTGCAAGAATGTTTGAAGGTTACTGCGGCGGCACTATTATGCAGCGACCTGAGAGCCTTAAGCGTAGAATTAAAGAAGGCAAGATTCCCTGCGACTTTGAGATTAGAGAATATATTGATATGTATATTGACGGTGATTTTAATATGCAGGAATATGGCGGAGCTGAGACAAAGTACAAAGGAATGAGTCGTATTGACGTATGGAATATGGATATAAAGTCTGTAGGAATACGCAAAGCTCCGGAAGCCGAACTTAATCTTATGCTTATGAGATCAACAAGGGTGCAAAAGATCAAGCGCAACGGCGTATTTGTTGAAATATCCGGCGAAAAGGTCTGGTTTATGGACTATGAAAACACTTACCGTCACCTGGGCGAGGAGGTCTATGTAAGATACGATCCCGCCGATCTTAGAAGCGTAAGGGTTTACGATAAATCGGACCGTTACCTTTGGACTTGGGAATGTGCGGACAAGCTGCTTATAGATTACATCACCGAAAGCAAGGAAGAGATTTCCGATGCAATGGCTTTACAGCGCAGAGTACAACGGTTTATTAAAGCCGAGGCTCAGAATATCACAGATGGCTTAAACTCAGAGCATAAGATCGACCTTATGGAGGCTGCCGCTCTCAAGGCAGCACATGGTAAGCAGAGCTTTAAGATCGTTATGCCGTCCAATGTGATTATGATAAGAGCTGATAATGAACCGGAAAGTATATCAAAGGCTTCCGGAGACGATATTGTGGTCAATATAGATAAAATGAACGAAAACGCCGAGAGGCGGAAGAATAAATGGAGGAGTGATTAATAAATGAAAAAGCTAACAGCTAAACAGGAGTGGGCATTGGAACAGATAAAACAGCTGCAGTACTCGGAAAATCTATCTGCGGCTGCAGTCTGCAAAAAGATTGGTATATCCGATAGCTCATACTCTGCAATTAAGTCAGGTACCTACAACGGCGATGTAGATAAGCAGATGAAAAAAGTAATTGAATACTTTGAAACCAAGCAGGCTGCAGCTGAAATCTATGTCGGCACAGACTATAAGGAAACGTCAATATCGTCTAACGTGTACAAGATCATACGTAACTGTCAGCTTCAGGGCGGTCTTGCCATAGCCTGCGGTGACGCAGGTATAGGCAAAACACAGGCTTGCAGGCAGTATTACCGTGAGCACGGCACAAACTGTACATACATAACGGTAAATCCGTGCATCAAGTCATCAAAATCCGTGCTGGAACTTATCGGTTCTAAGCTGAACGTATCCTCCGGCTCTGTGAGCAGACTCTGGTTGGAAATCTCGTCAAAGCTTTCGGACGGCATGGTGATAATCGTGGACGAAGCCCAGCATCTCACCAGAAATGCCATTGATACTCTCCGAAGCCTTTGCGACTGCTTTGACGAAAAGGGACAGACCCTTGGAATATGCTTTGTCGGCAACGAGACCACGGTAAGCAGACTTGGCGGAAAGCAGAAAGCGGAGTTTGCACAGATACGCAACAGGACGAAGAATACCCGGTTTTACAGCGTTAAGCAGATAAAGAAGAGCGACATCGAAATGCTCTTTCCGGATATCAGAGAGGACGCTGCTGCTGTTGAATTTTTACTGCGTATCGCTCAAAGTCCACAGGCTATCAGAGGAGCGGTCAATCTATACTCCAACGCCCTCGATAACGGCAATGTGACCGCCAAGGGATTGTCTGCAATCGCTAAATATATGGATATGGCGGTATAAAAAGTGAAACGGAGGACAAAAAGAATGAAGCACGGAAAAAATCCCACCAAAGCTCAGAAACGAATAATAGCGTATTACAAGCTTGATCCTGCGGACTGGATGGTTTCGAAGGCGACGGACAAGCAGCTTTGCCTTGTACATAGATATACTGATAAGATACGCTGGATAGACATGGTACGCATCGAGGAGCCGAGGAAAGTAAAGGCGACTAAATATGCATAATAATTTTGAATGTTTTATGAAAGGCAGCGCAGAATGTGCCTTTTTTATGAAAATGTGTTGTGATGACTGTCCGTACTGCGATAAATGCGGCTATTGTGATAATATTTGCAACAGTAACGGAGAATGCAATGAATGCTCAATTGTAGACAAGAAATAATAAGTATCAGAGGGGCTGTGCCCCTCCTGTAATGCAGCCGCCGATCGGCGCAGGTCACAAGCCCTGATAAATGCAGAGTGCAGAAAAACAAGGAGGTAAAAACGCTATGGAAACAAAACATAAAAAGCTTACAAGCAAAGCTGGATTGACGATCCCGAAGGACATCAGACTTGCAGCGGGCTTTGCGGGAGGCATGGCTGTTGACATCGAGAAGACAGCGGACGGTATCATGATTCGCAAGCACAGACCTACCTGTTGCTATTGTGGCAGTGTTGATAATGTGCGCTCTATCAAGGGACGTGATACCTGCAGAAACTGCGCCGAAGAAATCATAGAGGAGGTAAAGACGGCTTATGGATCTGTCTGAAAAGGTAAAACGTTATGCTGAGATCAAGGCGGAAATTTCGGAGCTTAAATCAGAGGCAGACGGCATCGAGGCTGATATCCTTAAGGCTTCGGAAGCCGACCTGCAGGATACAAAGTTTAAATCTGCTGTCTACAGCGACAATGCTGGCAATGCAATCACAGTCACCAACGCCGACAACGTTAAGCTTGTGTACCCAACAATGCTTAAGGAGATCTTTGGTAAAGCGTACGGCGACGTTGTAAAAGAGGACGTAACCTACACCTTGTCAGAATCTGCAAAACGCTTGCTTTCCGCCGTTTACAACAAGGAGTACATAAAGGACGGCAGCGTTGCTAAGATACTGGATGGGCTTGGGCTTGACGATAAGAGCCGCAAAGTTCTGGAGAAAAAGCTTAAGGGTGCGAAATATGAGACCGACGTAAAAAATCTTATGCAGCTTGGCGGTCTGGATGAAAAGGCGGCGCAGGAGAACGCTTATCTGGTATCCGAAGCCGTCGCTTGGCAGAATCTTAAACGTCTGCTTATGATTAATAACGAACAGCTTACCGATGAGATTGTGGAGCGTGCTGTGGATATGATTGACAGCGCGGTTGTAGTTGAAAGAACGCCGAAAACGAAATTCACGGCTAAAAAATAAGGACAGGAGGATTTGGATATGGCAACAAAGGAGCAGATTAAAAGAATTTACGGTCTGGGAGCAGGTCTTGGTATTGTCGGCAAAGATAAAGATGATATGCTGCACGAATTGATCTTTAGCATTACCGGTAAAGATTCGGTAAAACAGCTTGACGATAGCGAATTCAAGGCTGTTCAGGCGGAACTTATCAATCGCATGAAGCTTGCCGATCCAAACCATCTGCTGCATAATACCAAATCTAGAAACAAAAAGAAAGAAGCTGAAGAGATCGGCTGCAACGGTATGGCTACGCCTGAACAGCAGCGGCTGTGCTGGAGATACTGCTACAGGCTCAAGGAACTTGACACTAATCCAGAGTCAGCTGACGTTGGAGACAGGCTAATTGGCGTGATAGGCAAAGTACTGGGCGTTACGGCATCAAAAAAGCAGCCGTTTCGGTGGATAGATCAGGAACAGTGTTCTAAGCTTATCGAACAGCTCAAGCGTTATGTTAATTCGGCAGAGCGGCGGGCGAAAAGGCAAGGTGAGAAATATGCCGGAACTTGATATATACGAAGAAGACCTTACTCCAGAGCAGCGGGATATTTACGACTGCATCGGCTCACAGGCATACGAAAAGCTTGTGCAGCGTTACGGTGGTTTGTCAATTTACATTGCAAAAGCTGATTCTGTTATCCGATCGGCACGTGACGAAAAGATACGCAGGGATTTTAACGGATATAACTTCAAGTTTCTTGTCAATAAATATAATCTGTCTGAGCGCACGATCCGCAGCATAACGGCTGAGATAAGGCAGGAAAAGCAAAACGCTCCTATCGAGGGTCAGATTACCTTTGATGAAATATAATTGCAGAAACTCGCTGAAACGCTTCATCTGTAACACCCCCAATATATATGGTACAGTTATTATAACGGATAACGGTACTAAATATATTGGGGGTGTTTTTATGACAAGTCAGCAGATATTTACGATAGTATTTCAGCTCGTTCTTACAGGCGGTATAGGTATTATAACCTACTTTTTAAAGCGGACTATGGACGACATCGATAAATGCAAAAGCGGTCTGGATAAGGTCAGAGAAAATTACGTCTCTAAAGACGAGTTTGACAAGTGCAAGACCGATATTACCGACGTCAAGCAGAACTATCTTACCAAAGAGGATTTTTACAGAGAACAGCTTAAGACTGAACAGAAGCTGGACAAGATCATGGATATCTTGATGGAAATGAAGGGAGAAAAATAGCATGGATATGGAAAAGCAGATGCAGCTTATCAGAGCAGGCAATTTTAAAGAAAATAACGGCTCTGTTATGCGCACTATAAATATGCTCAGATATCAGTATCATAAGCTTAAGAGCGTTGAGTATGCTCTTCCCGATATAACAAAGGGCGAAATTACCGACAGCGTGAACTATCTTTATGAAGCCGGATACATACATCTGAGGACGGTGTTGTCCAAAGAGCCGTCTACGCTGGCAGACAGCGATTTTGACGATCTCGAGGCAAAGCTTACGGCAAAGGGGATCAGCCTGCTTGCCGGAGGTATCAACGACCCCTGCATAAAGCTGTAGGGGGTGCGGATAATGGCAAGAAAGCGCAGAAAGCACTCTAAAATAGACAAGCTGTCGCCGGAACTTAAAGCAACGGTCGAAGATATGATGAAAGCCGATTTTACATATGCGGAGATCGCAGACTATATAAAGGATCAGACCGATCAGCCCATATCAATATCCTCGGTTTGCAGATACGCCGCAAATCTGAATGAATCTGTTGAGACCCTCAGAATGGCTCAGGAGAATTTCAGGGTCATAATGGAGGAGATAAACAAGTATCCGGCTCTCGATACCAGCGAGGGAATAATCAGGCTGCTGTCGCATAACGTGTTGGAATCTATACAGAACACTCCCGAAGAAAAATGGAAGAACATAGACCCGGAAGCCTTGCTCAAACAGGCTACCAGCCTTGTAAAGGCTGCGGCGTATAAAAAGAATATGGATCTGAAAAACGAGGATATCCTTAACGCGGGCTTTGAACAGGTCAAGTCAATGGTGTTCGAGGCAATGGCAAGGGAACGTCCCGATCTTTACAAGGATGTGGCTAAGTTCCTTGAGGAGAAAAGGAGCGATATATGATCTACGTTATTTATGTTCAGAGCGGCAGAGAGCATGACGTTGTTGCCACTCTCAGAGATAAAAATATTAACGCCTATGCGCCTGCTCACGACCTGTTGGAACGTAAAGGCGGCGTGTGGCGCATGGTACGCCGGATGATATTTCCCACATATGTTTTTGTTAACAGTGAAGGCATCACAGACGAGCTTTACTACACCGTGAAAAATACTGTCGGCGTATTGAGATTTTTGGGCAGACCGCCCACTCCGCTGCCGATGAGCGAGGAAGTCAGACTTCGGTGGATACTTGATGTCGAAAATCTTACCGTCAGCCGTGGTTACATAAACAGCGGAAAGGTGACTATCACAGAGGGACTGCTCAAAGGCAGAGAACACTGCATTGTTAAATACAGCAAGCGGCGTAAACGCTGTACGCTGTACTGTGAGATAAACGGCAGGCGTCATTACTTTGACGTTGCTGCAGAACTGGAAAAGATCTGATCATAAGCGTAAGGTTGATTCGTCCCCTGCGCTTAAGCTCAGATTACATAGCGCCGGACATCAACGGAATTTTGAAACAAAAATATCCGAATGGCGAAGCATTGCTATTTGATTTCATTTTAGCGGCGTTTAACGGCGTTATAGCACGTTTTGAAATAATTCTTAGGATAATTTCACACTTGAAAGAGAAAACCCTTAAAACGGGCGTGTAGTTTGAGTTTGAGCGAACGGAGGTGTTAATGTGAATGTAAAGAGAAAACAGGCTATCGACACGCTGTCGGCAGCTGTAAGCAACATTAATGATGTAAAAATACAGACGGATATACAAAGCCTCGGCGAGCTGTCGGAGGCTTTTATTAATACCTCCGACAAGGCAGAACGGAAAAAGCTTGCCACAGATTATAAAAAGCGGCACAAGGAACTTCAGGATTTTTTGGACGACAATCCTGAACTTGTAAACTCCGAAGTGGAGAGAGCTTTGCTTGCGGCGGCTCTGGGCGGCGAATATGCAGAGGAAGAAGTTAGAGTTGACGCCAGAGGGCGCAAAACGATCAGGCGCAGGGTAAAAAAAGTCGCTCCCAATCCGTCCGCCGCTCTGAGCTATTTGCAGAATAAAGACAAAGAAAACTGGTCACCGAATCCCAAGGCTGATCCTGAGCTGGAGGACACGTCGGAAATTGAGGAGGATATCTATGGCAAGGACAACTAAGCCTGAGAAACGCAAAAAGACCATACCCTACAATTTTGGCGATAAGCATAAGGCATATATCCGAAAGTCACAGGACTGCATGATAAACGTTGCCGAGGGAGCGGTAAGAGCCGGAAAGACAGTGGACAACGTTCTTGCTTTTTGTCACGAGCTTAAGACTACTAAAGACAAGATACATCTTGCATCGGCGTCAACACTCGGCAATGCGAAAATCATTCTTGGCGACTGTAACGGCTTTGGTATTGAGCATTTCTTTCGAGGTCAATGCCGCTGGGGTAAGTACAAGGGCAATGAGGCTCTTATCATAAAGGGCAAGGATACAGGATTTAAAACAAGGATCGTCATCTTTTCCGGCGCTATGCTTGCCAGCAGTTATAAGTCCATACGAGGCAACTCTTATGGTATGTGGATAGGTACTGAGATCAATCTGCATCACAAATCATTTGTGCAGGAGGCTTTTAACAGATCTATCGCCGCAGATAAGCGTAAGATATGGTGGGATCTTAACCCGGACAATCCAAAAAGCTGGATATACACCGAGTACATTGACAAGTACCAGCAGGACGCCGCCGATTGCAAATTCCTCGGCGGATACAACTACGCACATTTTACTATTGACGATAACATAAATATCTCAGATCAGCGTAAGGCTGAGGTAAAATCTCAGTACGATCCGACATCTATCTGGTACAAGCGAGATATACTGGGGTTAAGGATAGCGGCAGAGGGTCTTATCTTCCAGAGCTTTGCCAACGACCCCGAAAAGTATATAATACCCGAATCACAGCTTGACAAAAGCAAGATCACATCAATACAGATAGGTATCGACTTCGGCGGCAACAAGTCAAAGACCACATTCGTGGCTACGGCTTTTATTGAGGGCTTTAAAAAGCTTGTCGTTATTGCAGATCACAAAATAGACGGCGGCAAGGGCGAGGTCGGTCCCGATACTATTTACACTGCTTTTATAAAGTTTGTAAAGACGTTATATATGCGTTTTAATCCGCTTTTAATTAAATTTGCATGGGCGGACAACGAAAACCAAGCGGTAATAAACGGTCTGAGAGTAGCCTGTGCCAGAGCAAGACTGATGGTCAAGATCGTGGACTGCTACAAAGCTCCACGAAACGACAGAATATCTATGCTTACGTCTTTGATGGCTCAGGGCAGATTTTGGGTGCTTGACATTTGCAAAAATGTTATCGGAAGCTTGTCGGAGCAGATATGGGATCCTAAAATTCCGGACAGAGACGAGCGTCTTGACGACGGTACTTGCGATATAGATACCGCTGACGCTCTGGAGTACAGCTTTAGCAAATTTATCAAGCCGCTAACGCTGGCAGGAGGTGAAAACATTTGAACAGTGAGATAATAAACTGGCTGAATAATAACTTCGGCTATAACATTTCGACCAACTATTATAATAATATATCCGTATGGAAAGACTGGTGGAAGGGTTTTCATGAACCATTTCATAGGATAACTTTTGAAAACGGAGAAAAACGCAAGAGTCGTGATATGTATACCATGAAAATGGCCAAAAAGGTGTGCGAGGACTGGGCAAGCATATTAATAAACGACAAAACGTTTGTAAAAGTAGATGATGAATACTCGGAAAAGTTCATCGTTGGCGATACCGACAACGGCGGAGTGTTCGGCAGCAACAACTTCTGGGATCAGGCTAACGACCTCATGGAAAAAATGATGTATTCCGGCACTTGTGCCGTTGTGATACGTCTTAAAAATGCTGTGGTAAGCTCAGACGGCAGACTTCTGCCGTCACCGGACGCATGGATAGATCTAAATTACCTTGAGGCGGATAGGATAATAGTCCTATCATCGGACAACGGCATTATCACCGAAGCAGCGTTTTGCTCCGATATCTGTACAAAAGGCAGCAACAAGCTGTATCTTGAGATACACCGTCTGGAAAAAGGCGAATATGTCATAGAAAATCACATCTTTGGAATAAAAGATAAATCGCTGTTGAGCGAAGAACCTCTGCCGGACGGTGTTGCAAGAATAATGCATACAGGATCAGACAAGTCTTGGTTTACCATATGCAAACCTGCTATCGTTAATCCCATTAACGGCAATAATGGGATGGGCTGTGCGGTTTTTGCCGGAGCGATTGACAACTTGAAGGGAGTTGATCTTGCATATAATAATCTTAACTCTGATTTTTGGTTGGGACAGAAAAAAGTGTTTTTAAACAAAAATATGCTTGAAGATATGTCTGGAGATAAAAAGGTTGCTCCCGATGAGGTAAATCAACAACTGTTTTATTATATCGGCGAGACTATGGACGATGGCACGGGTAAGAGTATGGTGCAGGAGCATAATCCCGATCTGAGAGTTGCAGACAATACGGCGGGTATACAGGCACAGCTTGATTATCTCAGCTTTAAGGTGGGATTTGGTACTAAGCATTATCAGTTTAATGCAGGCTCTATAGTAACTGCTACCCAGTACACAGGCGACAAGCAGGACTTGATCCAAAACGCACACAAGCATTTTATAAAAGTTGAGAGCTTTTTGCATGGTCTTGTTAAAACGCTCCTCTGGATAGGCCACAGCTTTATCGACGCACAGGTCAAGGAGGACGCACATATATCCATAGTCTTTGACCAAAGTCCACTGGTAGACGAAAATGCCGAGCGACAACGTGACAAAGATGATGTCACAGCAGGTTTAATGCAGAAGTGGGAATACCGTGTTAAATGGTACGGCGAATCGGAAGAGGAGGCAAAGGCACGTCTTGCAGACGGTGAACCTACCGACGATGAGCTTATGGGCTTTGAGGACGGTGAGGAGTAATGCTTACCCCTCAGACGTTACAAAAACTGCCAGATGACTTGATTGATCTTGTAAGCGAGGTACAGACTGATATAATCAAGTCTATTGCCAAAAAGCTTGTTAAAGCGGACTATCTTACTCCCTCGGCAGAATGGCAGTTGTACAAAGCAAGCCAGTTGAAGATGTCTACAAAAGAGATCACTGCTATGCTTGCAGAATTTACAGGCAAATCAAAGCGGCAGATATCAAAGCTGTACACCGATGCCTGTAAGGAGGCAATCAACAACGACGCCAAGATATACAGAACTTACGGCAAGGACTGCTCCGCCGCTCTGAGGTCGGTGGCATTATCCAACACGCTTAAGGCAGGCGTTAAAAATGCAAATGGTATGACAAAAAATCTGTGTAAGTCCATGGTAGAGTCCTCGCAGGCAACTGTTACTCATCTTATGGACAAGGCATGGTTAAAGGTACAAAGCGGTGCTTTTACATATCAGGATGCTATTTACGACGCAGTTGTCGAGCTTGCTAAACAAGGTATTGCGACTGTAACTTATCCATCGGGTAAGACCGACTGGGCAGACGTTGCAGTGCGGCGTGCGGTAATGACGGGCATAAGTCAGACCGCAGGTCAGATGCAGCTTGATCTTGCCGCAGAAATGGACTGCGATCTGGTTGAGGTCACCGCACACATGGGCGCGCGTCCCTCACACGCTTTATGGCAAGGCAAGGTTTACAGCATTTCGGGCAAATCTAAAAAATACCCTAAACTCAGCACCGCCACAGGCTACGGAACGGGTGACGGCTTGAAAGGCTGGGACTGCCCCCCTGATTTTTTTTCGTTTTTCTACGGGACTTC